ATATTTCCAGTCAGTTTTGTAGAAATCGTAAGAACCTCTTCTGAATCCTGAGAATCCTAAGTTCAAAGCCATTTCTTCAGAGTTTTCAAACAAACCGTAAGCAACACCACCAGCAGCTCCAGAAGATAATGCAGCAAGCATATCATCAAAGTCAAGAGATGTTTCACGGTTTAAGAACAACATGTTTTCTTCAATAGCTCCTTGAGTATCTAAGTTTTTCAAGATTGAATCAAACTCAGCTAAACCTGCAGCAGCAGAGAAGTTATTCAATACATTACCTCTATCTTGAACAGCAGAGAATAAACCTTGAGTACCTTTTTTACCGGCAGTTGCAGCAGCAGAACCAGCTGTAGCTAATTCACCCTCAACAACAGACATTTCAAGATAATCTTCAAAACGTAATCTTGTTTCAGACTCAGCTTTCAAATACCAGTAGAATCCACCGGCGCCGTCTTCAGTAGCAATTTCTACCCATCCTACTTGTGCAGTATCAGAACCATTAACAACATACTTGTTACGGATAATGATTGGAGAGTTAGAATATTGAGTGAAAGAAGGAGTAATGCTAGTATAGTTATCATTAGCTAAGGTAGATCCTTTTGCATATTCAGAACCATAAACAAAGATTTTTAAGCTATCCATCCCATCAGTAAATCCAGCAGCAGCCAAAGTAGCAGCGGTATAAGGAGCAACAGTTAATGCACCTGTAGTAACATCACTAGCGGTAACAATAGCTTTTACTTCTAATCCTGTAGCAGGATTCATAATAACGATAGTTTGGTGGATTGAAATAACGTTTTGTACAAAATCAGCAGGATCCGCAGGAGTTAAATCTACTGGGATAAGCAAAGTATTTGCAGCAGCACTAACAACATCAACGCCAGTGTAAGCAACGTGTAATCTATTTTGTTCTGACCAAATAACTTGATCTGAAGACATTGGCATTTCTGCTCCTACCATACGCAAGAATCCAGAAAGAGTTCTGTTTCCGTAACGTTCTACTTCAGCTTCGTAGATTTCAGGTAAGTATTGCTGTGCGAAAGATGAAAAATCAGGATTAGTTGGATCCGTGAAATTCAAATAGTTTGTGTTTAAAGCTTGTTGCTTCTGAGAAGGAACTATACTTCCAAACGTAGGCGTAACATTTGCCATAATTGTTTAATTTTAATTGTTAAATTTTTTAATTTTTAGTTTTGTAGAATCTACGCCGTTAATTGCTTTTACTCTTAATCCGTTAACAAAAATTTCGCCAGAAGACGTTTGTCTTGGTGCTGTATTAATGTTATTAGATTTTGCAACAACTTCCTTAATAGCATCGGCTTTCCCTTGCTCATAGAAATGACTTGCAATAGTATCTATATTCTCAGCGCCATACATAGCTTTGTGATACCCTTTCAAATCTGTAACTTCACCCTTATCGTTTAAGAACTTCTTAACTAGGTTTGTAATGTTTGATTGTTTATCGGCTACAACTTCTGCATTCTGTACGCCATATCTAAAATTCTTTTCTCCTATCTTGAAATCAAAACCTTTGAAATCTTGAGAGAAAAACCCTTTAGTATCGTCTTTAAACTTAGAGTGTTGTGTTTCTACGTATGTTTGTTCTTCATTATATCGGTTAAAAAAGTCTGTAGCTTTTTGTTGTTCTTTGGTAACTCCAGGTCTCAACTTGATTTCCTCGTAATATTTACCTTTAAGATCTTCTAAAAAGTTTTTAGCTTTTGCAACTTCTTCTTTGAACGCGAGTTTCTTTTTTCTGATGTCTCGCTCATCATCTTCGTCTTCGTCATAACTAAATTCATCTTCCATTAAGAAATCAATCTCTTCTGAATCTAAATGCGGCCTTGACTTTCTATAATATTCTTTTATTAACTTTTCATTACTAACAGAAGAGTAGTCGGCATTTAATCTAACATAATCTTCAACCGTTCCACCGGTCTCTTCCATAAAAGAAACTAATTTCTCGATGTTTTCTGGTAATGGTTTACCCGTTATCTCAGCTTTTTCAATAGCTCTATTTGTTTCTTCAATTAATGTCTCAGCAACAGTATTAACTTCTTCCTGAGTTATCTCTTGAATTACAGTAACTACTTCTTCTTGATTAACTTCGTTGGCAACTTGGATGTTGACGGCGTTTCCTTCGCCCACTTCTTGCAATCCCACTTTGGGCTCTTGATTGACCAACACGCTTTCATTTGTGCTTTGCTCTTGAACGGCATCTGTAACTATTTTAGTTGTTAAATCTACTTTTGAAACTACATTAGGTTTCTCTAACTTTTTCATAGGGGCTTTTCTTTTCTGAAGTTTAAATTCCCCTTCTTGTCTTACTTGTTCTGACATGATATAATAATATAAAATTGGTTAATAAAATTCTTTACATTTCGAATCCTGATAAATCATCATAGGATGATTCAAAATCTTTTGGCATAGAATTATTTTTTCTTTGATCTATTAATTCTGACTGTTGTGTTGCCTGAATCTTTGTTCTTTGATCTTTGCGATCTTCTGCTTGCGTTTGTTTTTGTTGAGCAACTCCTAATTGCGCTTGAGCCAATTGCATATCATAATTAAATTGCTCAGCCATTATTTGTTTCTTAATCAATAACTCTTGTTGCATTCTTTGTATTTCAAATTGAGATTTAGATTGCAATATTTGTATTTCTGTTTGCGCTAACGCTTGTTGCTTTTGAACCTCTGCCATTGCAGCAGCTTCAGAAGCTTGAGCGTTTGCCTGCGCTTGCGCTTGTATATTTGCTTGTTGATTTGCTTGATCTCTTTCTTGCTTCTTCTTTCTTTTATATTTCAAAGATTGATTGGCAAGTTTAAGGTTTTTAATTTGCCTTAGATCAATTGCATCTTCTAAGTCTATACTGCCCGTCTGTAAAGACATTTGTATATTTTGTTCTAATTGTGCTTTTTCTTCATCTTCCGGCTCTAACTCTAAAAAGATACCAAAGTCATGTAAGTTTAAATTTACAATTTCTTTTAAGGTTTCTACATTTGATATAGATATACTTTCAATAAGCGATTGTCTTGTTAATGGGAAATTTAAAGAATCATTAATTCTTAAAGACACATTCTCACATACCCTTAACGTTAAAAATAAACTAGCGTCCTTAATATGCCTTGTTGCGGTATTTGAATTCGCAGCAGCCATCTTCTGTAAGCCCACTAAAGCATCTTTATCCGGCGAACTACCGTCTCTTGCCTCATTCAATCCAGTTACATCACGAATCATTTGTAAATAATACTGATATGTAGCGATCAATGATTGTATCTTAGCGTTACCTGACGATGTTTGCAGTTCCTGAATTGGTACTTTACCTGGATTCATACCTCCATCTTGCGACTGAGATCTACCTACAATACTACCAGTTTGAAAATACATATTCAAAGCTTCCGAAGCATTATAGTTTGTTCCATTACCTAAATCAACTTCTGCTAAACCATCAACATCTACAAAAACCCCGTCTGGGACCATTCTAGATAATACTTGTTGCAGTTTTAAATGGGTCAATTGAATCATATCTGCAAACGTAGTTACACGACTCACTAATGATTCTATCTTGCCCTTATACATTCTAGGAGCACAAATAGTATAATTCATTTCAACCTTTGTAGTATCAGCAAAAGGCCTAGTCATATTCTCTGACAATTTCCACTCTAACATTTTTTCAAATCCTAAAATCTTTGCTCCTGAATATAATACTTCAATTGTTCTTGATACTCTTTCAAAGTTATCACTTGCAGGAGGATTAAAAGTATCAGGTTTTTCTAATGCTTTTTCTAATCCTTGCTCTGTTTGTTTTATTTTAAATACTTGATTTGAATAAGTTTTATATTCAAAATAAAGTACTTGTATTGTATTATCGTTTTGATCTTGCCCATAATAATTACGGGTATAATTAGAATCTCCAGGATATTTTTCTATTTCTTTTAGATCCGCATCGGATAAATAAGGAAATTGTTTTTTTAATTCTTCTAAACTAATAGACTTAACTTCGCCTACATAATAAATATCTTCAAAGTTTGGATCTTCTGTATAAGAATAAACTAATGTAGCAGGATCTACCCAGTCAATTGTAATACCATTTGCTGGATTCCAACTTGTTTTAGCAGAAGCAATACCCAGTACTGTTAAATCATAATTTAATCTTTTATTAACTAAAGCATATTTATTAGTATCTAATATCTGATTGATTACTTCTTCTTCTGCAATCTCAATAGATTGTTTATAATCTAATTGCAAGTGTACCTCAAGTTCTTCAGTTGTTTCCGGTAATTTACTTGGATCAAGACTATTATATAAATTAGCACCTAACTTTGATTGAATCTCATCTAATAAATCTTTTGCCATCATATCTCTCAATATACCGGCAGCATAATCTGTTTTCTGTTTAGTTGCTTCTGGATCTTGAGCATAAGCTTTAATTTCATAACTCTTATTGCTTAAACCATTAACAACAATATCTACAAACTTAGGTATAACAGGAATTGGTTTCCAATCTAAATTAAGATAAGACAAGTCTCCGTTTATAGATAATTCATCTTTATATTTCTGCACAGGCTGTTCCCCTCTAGCATAAAGCCTAAGTCTATGAAAGTTTTGCCAGTTTGACCCCCAACGATTACCGACTCCTCCGCCAACGCGATCTCCTCTGAACCATTCGTTCTCAATAGCCCTACCGACTAAAGCACCATATTCATGACTTTGTTTTTCTTCATCAGATACTACCTGGCTAGGAAAAGAACTATTACTATTTGTATAAATCATCTATTATATTATTTTTGAACTATGACCATCATTATTATATCTTTTGAAGCCTAAAGAAACAACGCCTTTTTGAAAAGCACTTGTTGGTGTATACATGTGTTTATTACACGCCATTATAGCTAAGCCTGAACTAATGGAGGCATCGTGCTTTGTTCTATCATTTATATTAAATCTAGCCCAATCTTCTAATGTTTTTTGAAAATACATATCTCCATGAGAATCAGTATTATAACCAACAAAATTTTCTATATAGGTTTCTATTGCCGCTGCGTGAGCTTGAATAATATCTTGACCGGAGTTTGGTATTCCTCCAATTTCTTTTTCAGCGGGGGATAACTTGTTCCAAACTTTATCAGGTCTATTCATTGAGAATCCCCTGTACCCTCTTCTTTTAAAATGGTATAATAGCCTTGCTTTGTTATTTTCAGCCAAAATAGGCATGCCATAAAACACGCAAGCCATTAGTATTTCTTCAAAGAAAATTTCTGCGGTTTGTGGTCTTGCGATATATTCAAGAAAGAAATGATTAGGAGGCACATCTTCCATAGAGAATTTAGTTAATCCATGTAAAGCACCATTCGAACCTCTATTATCTACTGTTCCCGATATATCGTAACTATCACAACCAAATGCCCCACAATGTTCATTGCCTGGGTATTTGTAACCATCTTTTATTATTACGCGGTTTTGGAGATGTTTAGGTGGTACCCAAGATATTAAGAATCTGCCGTCTTTATTTGGATAAAAATCCACCTTGGAATCTAGTATGCCATTTGACCATTGAAAACTGCCTCTAGTCAAAACGCCGGTATTTCTTAAATCATCATTGTAATCAATCTGTTCGTATATCTTAGTAAGATTGAATAATGATTGTTTTGTTTCGTCTCTAAATGCGTGTTGCTCTGTTCTTGGAAATTGTCTGTAATATTCATTTAATCCATCTGAATCAGACTTTAAACCGTCTACTTCATTTTGCCAATGCTCAATAACTCCGCAATCTATTTCATTTCCGTCAACTCCTTTGATTGGTTTTTCTGGAGTATCGAACACAGGTAAGCCATAAGTATCAATGAATCCCTCGAACGACCATTCCATAGGTATGAACAAACTATATAATCCTGAGCTAGTCTGTCCGTTGCGGTTCCTTTTTTCAACGTCTGAGTCATAATAAAGTTTTTTATAATTAGATCCTCCTTTGTCTAATGCGTTTGAGGTTGACCCCATCATGCATTTACCTACAATCTTACTACCTAATCTTAAACAAGTTTTAGTAACCCTCCAGTTATTAAGGATATTATCAGGTTTCAACCATTTAGCGGCCTCATCCTGAACTAATATTTTTAATTTTTCACCATCATAACTATTGTCTCCGGTATTTTTCCAGTCAATAGTTGTATCTAATCCTGCTAATTCATCCGCAGACTCGCTATTATCTAACTTCCTTCTTGTAAACTTTGAAGCAGGTACTCGATACGCAAGTTCTGTTTTAGGTCTATCCATACCATCTTGGATAGGTTTAAAAAAGAAAGGATAATTAAGTGATATAGGTACAACCTTATCTGTAAACATTGTCTTAGCATCAGACCCAGTCTTTGATAATATACCAAACCGGGAGTCACTAGACATCGTGGCTATATTAACCAATTCGGCAGAAGACATAAATGAAAATCCGGAACGTCTATTCTTTAAATAACACATTCCATAACATCTATTATCTGCTTTGCAAGCTTCCCAAAATATAAAGAATAATCTATTAGACTCTCTAAAATCTGGCGCACCCACGTCAATCTTACTCCACTGTAGGTACATATAATGTGTACCAGTTATGTATGTTGGTGAACCATTGCTATAAAATGAAAAACCTTCATCTCTATATTTGAACTCGTTGTCTATATAATCGTAATGCTTCTCTTTAAATGTATCTGGATATTTATTCCAATCAAATACATTCTTTATTTTTTCTAACTCTTTAGGAACCTCTAATTGCTTCCAGTATTGTTGTTCTTTTTTATCAGATCTTTTATATGAATTTTCTAGTAATGGTAATGCTATTTTTAGATTTTGGATTTCAATAATTTCACCAATCTTTCCAGTCTTACTAATAACAACCACATCATGGTCTTTATTATATCCATATTTCCAATTGTTATAACGATTTGTTTTCTTTATGATACCAGGTTTTATGTGATCTGGCAGCACTTTGTAAAGCGTTTGTTCGTACATTATCTAGATCTCCCTTCTGCAAATCCTTTAAATACTTTGGTATTAGGATCTTTTTCGCTTTCTTCCAACATTCTTTCTTCTTCTTCTATTCTATTAAGAATTTCAAAAGCATCAAAGATCGCTAGCTTTTTAGTTGCGGCGGCATTCTTTAATTTGTCCGCACTCAAATCATCATCTCCATTATTTAATATTGCTTCTTCAGCAACTTTAATTAACTCAAGGACCGCTTTGTGCCCAGCTTGGACTATACTCCTCTTCGTTTCCTTTATATCCATACTTAATAACAATATCATTAGATTTCATACAATATAATCTCTGGTTATCTATAATGAATTCATATTCTCCAAAAGGAGTATAACCCACTAAGTCTCCAGGATTGATTTCTAGCTCTTTTAAAGAGTCATTACCATATTTTAATATACCAATAAGTCTACGCTCTTTATCAAGCTTTAAATGGTCTATATTTTTTAATGGTTTAACAAAACACCTATCCCCAAATGATTTCCATTGTGTATCTGTTTTGTACAGGTAGATTTGGTCTGAATTGCAAAAGTACAAGTCTTCTTTAAAGTACGATCTACTATTTTTTTGTTTACCCTTCATATCATAAAATCGTCTAAAGACATTATGATGTATGACTACGGTATCCCCTACTTTTATATCTGTTTTATACGCTAATGGTATTGAAACCACTTCTGCCATATTATTAACAGATTTAAAACTTTCTATCTTAGTATTGAGTATTAATTCTTTGCCTTCAACCTCAATACTATTTTCATATCTATTCCCTATAGGTTTAACTATGAAGTCAAAAACGCCGGTCACTTTAATATTCTAAATCGTATTCGACCGCAATGCTCATGTTTGAATTGAACTTCTTCCACGGCATTACTTCGTCATCTTTTTTAATAAATATATTATATGAACTGTCTTCTTCTTCTAATAATATATGTGAGATTTCATGTCCTCCATAAACATTTTGTCCTACAGAATAATGCATAGCGTTATCCTTATAGTCCGAACCAATGCTTATCTTACGAATAACCGAACTCATTACTTTGTTTCTGGTTTTTCAATTTCAGCATACGAGCCATCTTCTAAATTAATATTGATTGCTCCATATTCTGATTCTAACTCAGATTTAAACTCTTCAATTAATTGGTTCAAATCCGCTAATTGATGTAGGAATCCATGTTTTTGAGACTCTAATACTCCGATGTTTGATAGGATTGCCGATAAATCTTTTTGTTGAGTAACTACCTTGTTTAACTGTTCCTGTGTAATTTGTTTTACTACTTCCATTTTTATTTAATTTGATTGTTAATTAGTAGCAACGTATCAGAGTCGAACTGATTTAAGCGGGCTTATGAGACCCGTGAGATACCTTACCTCCCACCTGCTATTTACGTATTTAATTACGTAATTATATTGTTATTTATCATAAAACTCTCTGGTATATATCCTTCAGCATCTTGAGCATATCCCATAAAACTATGTTTACAATCTACCAGGAATATTTCGCTTTCAAAAACAATCTCTTGCTCACACATTACATCATAAGCATATCCATCATAATAAATAGGTTCTGTGATTATATTACCTTCTTCATCATAAGTACCTGGCACTTCAACTATTTTACCAATCTCAACAACTGCTTGAACGCCTTGTCCATAAGATAATGAAGTAACATTATTAAATGTTGTTTCCACATAAACTCCTTTAGCTAATAAATCAGCTATTGCAGTTTCTTTGTTTGTGTAATTTAATTTATATATATTCATTATAATGTTGTTAGGTTTATACATTCTTGGTCTGAAAGATACTCTTTAAAAAAAACTGCTGATTTATTATTAATGTAAGAACCTGAATAAATGGCATTCATAAATAATTTACTAAAATTGCTAAAAATAAAAGAATTAGAGGTTTGAATTAACACCCCATTTTTATATGTTTTAATTCCTAAAGAATTATATTGAATTGCTAATTTATAAGTATCTCCTAAATTTAAAGATGATATGTTTCCTAAACCAGCGGTAGTAATATAAACCCCTCCAATAGATAAATCAACATAAATAGTAGAATCGGATGTAATATACATTTGAATAAAATCTGTATCATTACTATTACCTAAACTTTGAAGAGTAACAGCTGAAGATAAATTTTTAAAATTAACTATATTTTCAAAGTAAAAAACACCTTCTGTTTGTCCTATTAAACTACTTATTCCTGTTTTAGATATTACATCAGCGTTACGAGTTACTGAAGATGCTACTGTTGGGATGTATGAAGTTGGATATGAACCTGCTTCTAATTGAGCACCGTAGATATAAACGCTTTTAGATGTATTATTAACATCAGCGTATATTCTATAAACATAAGATGTATTTGTAGCGGTTACTGTGGTAAATACTCTATACCAACCGTTGTTAACTGAAACAAACGAACTACCTATTCCAATAATTGATGTTAGAGTTGAACCACTCCAATTTATTAATACACCACTTCCATTAACATCTAAATATTGTGATTGTGTTGCGTTTAAGTTTTTAATATAAAAACTATTTGTATATGCAACGCCTATTGTCGTGGTTATAACTTGATATAAAAAGTCATTAGCCCCTCCTGCTGAATTTAATGTTGTTCCGTTTGTTAAACCATCAGGCGATATTATACTATTCGGTGTAACAGGAGGTCCCGCAAACATTATCCAAGCAGCATTACTAAAATCATTACTATAACGCAGTAAATTAGTTCTCTGCGGCTCTACTAATAAACTCGGACAACTTCCGTTTGAGTAATCTAAACGTGGAATGTTTAACCTTGTTGTAGTTGGAAGATATTCTGTTAATGAGCCTTGTTCAAATTGAGCACCCCATATATAAACTGATGTTGTTAATGTATTTGACTCTATTCTTATAGAAGTAGCAGAAGTTATTAAAGCTATATTATTATTAGCGAAACCTGATAAAGCAGCGTTAAGATTTAATATACATCTATACCAACCGTTACCAACATTTATTATATTTGCAGTTGCCCCCGAACCAACCGTACCTAATACGCCATTTAATAAATCAAAATTTGCATAAGCATTTGAACCATAAGCAAAATTACCTGATAATTGTATAAAATTATTTGTATTTTTTTTAGCATAAACAGTAAACGTATATGGTAAACCTACTTGATTTACCGTACTACTACCTACTGAATGAAGACTATTTACTCCATTACCAGCAAACGTATTAGCAGTAATAGTTCCATTTGGAGATGCAATTGAATTTGGTGTTATTATACTTTGTATTTTAGCCCAATAAGGATTATTAAATTCCTCTGAATAACTAAACAAATTTCTTGGTACTACTTCAATCAATCCTAACTCATTTACTCTTGTAGCTGTTGTAGCGCGAACTACATCCATATCGCCTAAGGGAGTGTTAGGGATTACATCATATAATATTCCTTCATTATAAGCATTAGGCGTAATAACCAAAGAAGCTTGTTCAAGTAATCCAATAGCGTTTAATTCAGTTAATGTAACATCTAAGCAAGGTTCTGCTTCAAATATACTATTTGGGTATGATAAAACTCTTTCTTTAAAGGCTTTTATTAATTTTTTTGCATAGGAGATACCTGCACTTGCGTTAGGCCAACCTATACCAATACCATTACCCCAACCCATTAGTAAAGCGCTACTATGTCAGAACACGTCGTTGGGTCTCCATCATTTGATTGCCATACGTTATTTACTATAACTGGAAAAAAAGTTCCGTCAGGTATATTTTTAAATACAGTAGTCCTCGTGGCTGGGTCTCCATCATTACCAACAATAGCACACCACAGTGTGCCTCCAGTTCCGATATACAAAGCTGCTGATTTTAAAGGTTGCCCAGGTATACCTAACTCTATATCTCCTGTTGGATCAATATTTAACGCTCTTGTCCCAAAATCTGGTTGATTTCCGTATTGTCCCATAATTTATTTTTTAAATATTCTATTGTATATTTTGTTTTTATTTTTTGTTCCAGGTTTAAATTCTAATACAGCGCTACCTGGAAAGTTAATTTCTTCTTCTCCTGGTTGCATTAGTTTAGAATTACCTAAATTATCAATACCTAAAACGGGTTCATCAACATTTTTCATTGTGATGTTCCCGCTTGGTATTAAATTATAAGGTCTATCTTTATCAGGACTATTTTTTTTATAACCTGTTGTTGATAGATTTTTCATTTATCGAGCCATTTTAATTCTACTATTCTGAGCAAGTGTATTTGCTGTAGCATAATCTTTATATGACGCTTCGTCTTTAGTGAATTTTGATTTTAACGCGTCAACAGCTTTAGAGTTGAATTTATTAGCTTTTGCAGACGAAACTGTTTTGCCCGCACTATTCACGATAAAAGTATCTCCACTAGGTTGCGTAACTATTTTATTACCTGAAGGCTTAACCTCTGTTTCGCCAGATAAAGGATTAAATTTAGTATTACCCATTGGCCCTTTACCAGTTTCTTTATTTGCGAATCTTTTAGCCGCCACGTTTTCTGCAAATGTTAATCCGGCCGCTTCTTTTTTAGCTACTTGACCTCTCATTTTTGCTGTAGCAATTCCGTCAGTTGTTTGTAATAATACCCCGGGAAGTCCACTACCTGTTTTTGAATTGCTCCCTCTGCCTGGTGTTTGTGTATATGCCATTTTGTTTATTTTTAATTGTTTGTTATTTTATTTTTTTGTAAATTATTGTAGTATTGATTGGTCCTTTAACAGAACACTCTAAAGTATTATTATCAATAAAAGCATATGAACATTCAGTTACCCAATTTTTCTCATCAAATATTGATTTCACAACTAAAATATCGTTTTTTAATTTCATAGACAATAATCTTAAAGGAGTTCCACTAGTGGTGCTAAATTGTACCAATTGTAAATTACCTTTAACATCATTCCAAATTACTAACTGAGCGGATGATTCATTAGGTTCCCAATAACCAATTAAGTCTTCAGTTGTAAATTTTACTTGAGCATTAATATTCAAACTTAATAATGCAACTACAATAATAAAGAATACTTTTTTCATAATTAAATAATATTAGATTTATATAATATTATTATTACGTATGTTTATTGTTTTTTATATGCCTCTACTTCCCATGGCAGCTTTTTACTGCCTTCTTTCATAGTTGCCCTGGAATATTTTTTACCTTTCCATGTAACATCGTTATCGGTATAAGATAAATCCCCTCTCTTCATTTGGTCTATATGAACCCTCTCGTGAGATATAGTTTTACTTTTACGTAATTCTAAAGGAGATATATTTTTGTTTATTAAAATGGTCCCATTTGATTGGGCCATACCCAATACATTATCTTCCATGTCCATACTATAAATTGGAGTATTGTCCATTCCGTATGGAGGAGTAACCATTTTAAATGCCATTTAGCACTTTTTCATTTTAGTAGGGGAAGTCTTCATTTGCTTTGTAGTAGGCTTAACTTTTCCGTATTCTTTTTTCATTTCAGCTTTTGATTCAGTTTTTTCGTGTTTTTTCATAGCTGTTTTAGAAGCGTACTTTTCACCGGTTTTCTTTTCTGTAATTTTTTTAGTTGCCATATCTTTTTTTATTATTGTTTTGCTTTTACTCTTTGTATAATAGAACCTCCAGTACAACTTGGTTCATCAAACCTAAGCTTAATACCATCTTTACCGGAACTAGATCCTTTGCCTTTTGGTAATCCAGTTGAATCAAAAGGACCGTCCCATATTGCAGTTGCGCCAACGCCGCTCATAGCAGCTTCTCTATCAAGAGGATGCGAGGGATGTTTTTTTGAGTTTATATTCATTGTTTATTATTTATGTATTATAAAAATTGTTTGCAGGAACATTTGAATCAATAATAGGATTAGGGATCGGCGTAGGCCCATCTATAGTTCTATCGTATGAATTTGCAATTGGATTACCAAAAGCGCTTGTAATTGTATTTTGCGATTTTGGCGAAAAAGAAACCGGTGCTCCAGACGGTTTAATTCCTGTGTTAATTGGCGGTTGTGGCCCGCCGTCTATTCCGGTAATGGCAGGATCCTGTAAATTTGTGTTATTTATCATCTTGTTTTATCTTTGTTAACGTGGTTAATTGCAACTTGTAATACTTTATCAGTATATGTTTTACCTCGCATTATAGTGTTCCTATGATTGCTTGTTGGTACATCTTCATCTCCGAGCATAATACGGTACATTCTACTTATTAGTTGTTTACACTTAAATGAAACTTTATATATGTTATACTTTTGGGTTGTATGGTTTCTATTCCGCCATACTACTATCCACCCTTCTTTTAACAAATTGTTCCAGCGTTTATTGTCCCAACTATAGGCATAAGTACCAATCTTATAATCTTGTTTTGTAAAAAAATCCATGCAATCAAAGTATATTAATAACTCTAAATCCGCATCTGTTAGTCCATTGTTCCTACAAGCCCATCTACGTATTAAACGATAATGTTTTAATAGCCCAAGATTTTTTATATCTTTTGCTTCTGGCTTTCTCATACAACAATTACAACATCCTGTAACTTTATTACTTTATAATCATTGCCATCAAAATCAATTCCGTGGCCTGCGCTTTTATCGTAATAGATAACATCACCAACACTTAATGATTTTATATCTTCACTTATAGAAACTATAATAGCTTCTTTATATCTTATATTTTCTTTGTCTTTTTCCGCTAAAAGCAATCCGCCTTCTGTTTTGCTTAACCCGGTTTTCTTTGCTGATATTATAATATTATTACCTATTGCTTTCATGATACGCGTAAGTTGTTAATTACACAATCAGTTGACAATATTGTAACAGCTACAGACGATGCATTTCTTAGTGCAGACTTAGTAACCAATAATGGATCAATAATTCCAGCCTCAATCATGTTTACATATTCATTCGTAATAACATTTAAACCATGCCCGTCAGCGCTAAGCTCTATTGCATAACTAATACCAGCATTGTTTAATATTGTTTTATATGGAGCTTGAATGGCTTTTAACAAAACCTCTCCGCCTATATCTAGCACACCAAAGTTTTTTGACGCATCTAACAAAGCTATTCCTCCTCCTGGCACAATGCCTTCTTTGATAGCAGCTTTAGTTGCGCAAATTGCATCTTCGACTCTATCCGCTTTTTCTTTTAACTCTATATCAGATCCAGCTCCTACTTTTACAACTGCAACTTTAGCAGACAATCTAGCGAGTCTTTTTTCTAATCTAATAACTTCTCCTGGGTTTAATTTACCTTCTAGTTCTCCTTTAATTTGATCAATTAAACTTTGAACATCTTCAGTAACTCCTCCAACTTGAATTATAGTTTCAGAATCATCGGTTGTACTTTTTAAACAACTACCTAAATGCTCTGGTTGGATAAGATCCATATCGTCTCCGAGATCTTCATTTATAATAGTTGCCCCGGTTAATAATGCTAGATCCATTAATGTATCTTTTTTACTGATACCATAAGTAGGGGCATTAATTACATTAACCTTTATATTGCCTTTTACTTTATTCATGGCTAGGGTAGCCAAAACATTAGTTTCAACATCGGCAATAATAAGCAAAGACTTATTTGTTTTCACAACATATTCCAATACAGATTGTATTTGCCTAACATTCTCAACAGGCGATTCAATGATTAAAACTAAAGGATTATCAAGTTCTGCAATCCTTTTATTTGGATTAGTTATAAAATGTGAATTAACTAATCCTTTGTCATAAGGAACCCCGTCAATAATCTCTATTTCTGTTTCTGGCAGAGCAGACACTTCCATCATTACTATTCCGTTTTCGCCAACGGCCCTAAAAGCATCAGCAATAATCTTACCAAGTACTGGATCATTATTTGTAGATATAGTTGCAATATTGTCAATCATATCTCCTGTAACCGGAACCGCAATAGATTCTAAATAGGTTATAACCGCATTAGTCATTGATTCAATCCCGTCTTTTAATTCTCTAGCGTTAGTTTTAGATTGCACTTTATAAGCTTCTTCTAAAATAGCGTGAGCTAATACTGTAGCGGTCGTGGTTCCATCCCCGGCCTCTTTAACTGTTTTACGGGCAGCCTCTTTTAAAAGTCTTGCGCCCATATTTTCAACTGGGTCAAGTAGGATAATACTATCCGCTACTGTAACTCCGTCTTTAGTTATAATTGGTCTACCTTGATTATCTTCTAGCATTACACATTTACCGCCAGCTCCTAAGGTTGAACTTACCGCTTTGGTTAATTTAGTAATACCTTCAAAAACTTTGTTCTGAGCTTCCAACCCAAAACTAAGATTTTTAACTATTGCATCTGACATATTTAATTTGATTTGATTTAATTTACTATTTGTATTATTACGTAATATTTTTAAATTTAACTACGCAATATACGTTTTATACATTTTCCTAACAAACAGAGCAAGAGCAACCCAAAATAATAATAATAATGAATATACGACAATATTGCCGACAATACTTTCTTTTTTATCAGTATCTTTTGTTTTTCCATCTATCACTTCTTTTTTAACTGCTTTAATGCTCGCTATGGAGTCAGTACGCTTGTTATCTGACTGCTTTTTCTTATTTGTATATAAACTATTAGTTTTACTTTTTTTGACCTTTAAAACAACATTTTTATAGCGCTTGCCTTCTATAACAATTTCTTTGGAACTATCCACAGGTATAAACGTTATTTCGTCTATATCCGCTTTTGTAATTACGTTTGTAGAATCTGTTTTTATTTTGTTTTCTGTAGTCGTAACTATAACTTTTGTATCTACAATACTATCCTTTCTAATGTCGATGCTTGTTGCATTTGTTTTACGAGCGCCACACGATGCTAATATAAACACCAGTACTAATATATTTTTTTTCACTATGATATAATTGTTAATGTTATGTTTTTTGCAACTTGCATTTTTTTGAATAACTTATCAAAAGCTTTACGGGATTGCCCTATATAATTTTTATTTCTTGTCTGGCCTACTAATATACATCCCTCTGTATCGTGGTTAGAATTTCCGCTATGAATTCGAACCCCTTCAAAATTTGGGACATCGATCAATAAAGGTAATAATCTTTTAAACCTATTAGATTCATTTATAATCACTCTGTAGGTTCCTTTAGGTATTGCTGTTTCTCCCTTAATTTTAACCGGTCTTTCCGCGTCCTCTAAAGTAAAGCATTCGAATATACCGTCAATAAGCATTTCCCCTATTACAGAGTTATCAGTCTTGTATAGTCTCTTTACTGTTATTACCATCTTTTTTGTTTAATTTAATTAATAACCAATCATATATTTTCATACTAGTATATACTATTGATATTAATAGTAATAGTATTTTTAGTGTAGTTTCCAAATTTGTAAAGCTTAAGTATATTGTTAAAGCATTTAATATGTACAGTCTTATTGATCCTTGGTCCATTATCTTTTTAATTTATTAACAATGTCTGTAAATCCCTGGATGCCTATATAAGCAGTGGCTATTATAACCCAATCTGTTGAACTTAAGTAACCAGAAAATAATCCGGCACTTGCCACAGCAAATACCATAAGTTTTCTACTAACCCATTTATTTAAGTATAAATCTATTTTTTCTTTTGTGCTCATAATTTTATATTATATCCATTCTAAAAGTTTTCCATCCATTATCAGCGTATCCACAAAAAGTTTGTAAATTAGTATCATACACGATTAAACCATTTGCAGGACTTACTATATCTTCTCTTTCAGAACTCGTCATTCTCGGGGGCAAGAAACCTTTAGAATTAGAATCAACTTGTAACTTAGCCGTCTTTTCTATTATTGTTACACCTACTCCAACGCTTTGATCTGAATCTACTATTAGAGCAGTCAATGTCGCCCCTAACATATTAGTAGTTTGAAATCTTATATTACCTCCATTCGTTGCGTTTTGAAATGTAAATTGATTCGTAGAGTTTTCAAATAATGCAGCAGCAGCGCCGGTTAAATTTGTAAACCTTATGGTTGATGTTCCTGCTGCATCTATATTTTCAATATTTATTCTAGTCGGTTGAGGTTGATTTTTTACAACATCTAATAAGTTATTAGGGGCTATTGTTCCTATTCCTATATTACCTCTTAATATTGTTTTTGTAATGTTAGCGTTACCTAAAGTAATAGTATTTGACCCTTGACCAATAGTCTCTGCCCCAATCACTATCTCATTAGTAGAATCGTCTTGTAAAGCTTTTGCGTTTGTTCCTAAAAAAGTACTGTTACTTGCTGTTGTAAGAGGGGTTATTCCGTCTGCAATCCAAACCCCAGAAGCTCTACCAACCGCAGTGTTATTACTTCCTGACGCAAGCCAATATAAAGGGTATGTTCCTACTCCTGTGTTATAGTTGCCACTTATACTACGCGACAACACGCCGTAACCAATCCCAGCATTTTCTAATCCTGTAGTGTTTAACCACAATGCGTAATTTCCAATTGCACTATTCTTTATACCTGTGGTATTTTTGCTAAGAGTTTCTCTTCCAAAACTAGTTAACCAATAACCTGTCGTATTGTCAAGTAACGCATTAAGTCCAAACACTGTGTTTTCGTCATTACTTCCAGTGCCCCTACCGACAGTAATAGAATTAACAGTCAAATCAAACTCTCCTAAATTAACTGGTCCAATAGCCCCTGTATAGGGAACATAATCTATCAATACATTTGTTGTAATAAATGTTGCTAAACTACCTATTGAAAAGCTCTTAGTTTGGTTTTTAGTTCGGCCACCTACTATTACAGTAGATGTTCCTACTAAAGTATCCGTTGCTAGTATACCACCGCTAGGTGGGTAACTGTATATTATTGCCATATTTTTTAGTATACTTTAGTTAATGTAAAATTTCTTGATAATATTGAATTATCCGCATTATTTGTATTCCATTGCACAGTTACATTAAGTGTATTATTAATAGTAGTATCAAATGTTGTATTGTTAACAGCGCTTAATACATATCCTTCAAACTGGGTTCCGCCATTCCTAATATAAGAAAATAAACCCCCAGATGAAATAGACGCAACACCAGCTGTACCTAATGCCCTAACCGTAAAATATAAGGTTAGTATCCAGGACTTATCTGTAGCAGCTGCTAAATCAATTACTCCGGTATCAGCGAGCAAAGCTCCCGACAATGTTTTTATTCTAATTCGTATTTCCGAAGAACTTAAACAAGAAATTAACCCGTCTAAAGATGCTTGGAAAGAATCCCCTATTTGAAATCCATTCGCTGGTACAGTTAATGTTCCTACTCCAGCGCCTATTATTGTTGTTTCTGTTATTGTAGCGGTTACAGGTCCACCGTCTGTAGTTTGGGCAAATAATCCTGGTAATCCAGCTGGTCCTTGCTCACCTTGAACGCCTTGAATTCCCTGTTCTCCTTGGACTCCTTGTATTCCTTGAGGACCTTGATCTCCGGGAGGCCCTTTAATATCTCCAGCATCAAACCACACTGTTCCATTCCAAGACCAAAGACTACCGTCATCGAGTGTAATCCACGCGTCCCCAACATTAACCCCAGGCGAACCACCAGCCCCCGCTAAAAAAGCCGCGTAGTCTACATAAGATCCTAATATTGTAACTGAGTTACCGGCAGTTCCTTGTGGCCCCGTATTTCCTTGAACGCCTTGCTCCCCTTGAACGCCTTGCTCGCCTTGAATCCCTTGCTCTCCCGGTGGTCCTTGTGGTCCTTCGGGTATTTGTTCTTCAACTAAGCTGACTATTGACTGCAAAGGAAACAACTTTGTTGGTAATCCCTCATCAGCAAATTTAATACCTAAAATATAGTCTACAGGCGTAGGGTCTGCGCTCGGGTAACTGCTAATTATTGCCATATTATTTCTTTTTACTTTTTATTTTATTTTCTTGTTCAAGCATTGCCTTAGTCGGTTTTTTACCAGATCCTTTATTTTCTCTAATATTATCCCATAGGCCACGCTTAGACGTAGATCCATCTTTTCTTTTTAACAGTTCCATTTGTCTAATGCTAATTTTTTTCTTGTTGGTTCTCCATTGGGTTTCTTCATAGGACCTGGCATACCAGACATCCTAGCGCAGAAAGATTTACGTCTTGCCGCATCTTTACTACCGGGTTTTAATTCCGATGGTTTTTTTGTTACTGCAGTTTGTAATTTACTACCAGGGTTAGCTGCTCTATAGCTTGCAACACCTTTAGCGTTTAATCCGCCTTTAGGATCTTTACCTTCTTTGCGAGTCCATGCCGCTGTTTTATGTAGTGGACTACATCCGCAGCCACTTGCTTCTCCAATAGTGTAACCATTGTTTTTGCTTGTCCCTAGCCCTTGAGGGCCTATACCTTTCATCTTCATTAGTTATATACTCTTATTTCAAACGCAGTACTTTCTAATCCATTATTATGATTATTTAACCCTATTCCAGTTGTAAGAATATTAATTTTAGTTGCGTTAACCCATTTAGTCCTTACACAGTTATTATATAATAGTTCTTTTTCAAAAAAATCATAAGGAGTACTATATGTTTTATTTTGTGTAAATAAATTAATTGATTCGCATGAATATATCCCGGGTGTTTCATAAACAAACCATACATTCCCAATAGTATTCTCTAGCACAGTTGCTACAGGGGCGCCTGTGTTGAAATATAGTGTAGCCAACCCGGGGTTCCCCTCTCCCCAGTCCGGTGTAGTTCCAGTTGCTATAAATGTGGTTAACCAATCATTATTTGGGGCTCCAACATTTGTAAAATCATAGCCTCTACCTAACCCATTTGCTATAGTATATGTTCTTCCAATTACCAACTCTCCGCTATTTATAGAACTTGGGCCATCCCCATCATCCTGTGTCAATAAAGCAGTGAATACTTGATAAGAGCGAACTGTATTTGTAACATCCTCCATCGTGTACCATTGTTGCATTGCTTTTAAAGCCGCACTACCTGAATACGTTGTGTTAGTACTTTTACTAACCATAAAGACTTTCTCTTCCGCTGGAATTATTGCCATATTATTTGTTTTATTTTGTGCTATATTTTTTACCGCTTTCACTCTTAGTACCATTCCCATCGTTACCTCTATTCCTTTTAGCCGTCTCCCACTGTTGGTCTTCATGGTCCCAATCTTTACCTTTACCACTAGGATCCGCTCGATGCTTTCTTTGCGCATGTGCCTTCTTTGCCCTTCTATCATCTGTCTTAGCAAACGCCAAATCTCTATCCGCTTTAGCCTTAGCTGCCTTAGGAGATAACTTTTGTTTTAATAAAGGGGATTTCTTTTTACGAGCCAACATATCTTTAGCAGTCTCTGTGCCTATGCCACTAGTCCCATACTTCTCAACATTAGATACTACATTCTTTTTATTAGAAACACTACCTATAGCATTGTTGACAATATCTTTACCCATTTCCTGTAACCCATTTATAATACCATTCTCGCTATTGAACGAAGCAACCTCATGCGCTGCTCCTAAAACATTAGCTCCTATGCCTCCAGCAATATTGCCAAGGATTCCCCCACCTAACTTTTTAGATATAGCTTGGCGCGTATACATACTAGCAGCCGCGTGCCTAACCTTATCAGCCTTCATGTCATCTCCTTTATTTCTTGCCGTATAATCATCAGCAATAGACTGAGCCCTAGTCTCAGGGTATCCTAAAGTCTTATCAACACGCTCCTCAAGTCCGTATACTTTTTTGTATACCTTATCAGAACCCTTATCGTAAAGCGTAGGCTTATTCTTATCCTGATATAGAGGTGATTGATTTCTTAATTTAAACGCCATAGTATATGTTATTTATAATCTATACAATTACGCATTGTAATCAATTCTCACAGTGTGACATTAGCCTACTATTTTTATATATAACTACCTTACGTCACACTTTTCGTTCATTTATTATAACCAATCGCTGTATGTCTATTGTAATAAGATGCAAAAAAAAATATTATAAAAAATTTTTATGAGTGTTGAAAAAATGTTATTACAAATATATATATAAGGGAAATGTATTCAAAAAATGTTATTACAAATAAAGGAGTAAGGGGTTACATACTACGTTTAGCCTCTCCTTTTGCATAGGGAAACGAATTGTGTTTACCCCACCCCCCCAACGATTTATGGGTTTACCCAAAATGATTTACCTTTTCCGGTGCGTGTGTGATACGATCTAGCTATCTCGTGTATGATATGTGTATGTATATGGCATGATGCGTTTAGCGCGACGATATACGCGCTGTGGCGTGTGTATGATATGTTATATGATTGCATGCGATATGGCATTGCGTGTATGTTATACTAGATGATGTGCATTGTGTTGAGCTATAGCAGGTGTGTGTACATATGATGCACGATATGGTGTGGTAATGTGTATTACGTTGCACTCTTGCATGCTAACAGTGTTACCTCATCGTGCTGCATCATATCTAATAACGCGGAGCAACGCGGAGCGTGTATAGCAACGCGTATAGCAAATCCCTACAGTCTAAGTACGACCTAGATCTGATAATATATATGAATATAAATACTAACAATAAATAAATTAACTATGAATAATCTAATTAACAATCTAGAATTAAGAATTAAAGTTGCCTTTAAAAATCAGGCCATATTGGAATCATTAGGACTTTATAAATAAATATAAGTTGACTGAAGAACAGATAGATTATATATCTAAGATATAATCAGGTCTAATATTTAACCCTATTACTTGGGTTTTATTACTCTCTCTAGGGGGAATTGACAGGCGGAGCCGTGGCTTAACCCCATCGGGGTGTATAGCAAGTTCTTACAGTCTAGGCACGACAAGTAAATGATAATATATATGAATTAAATAAATAATAACAATCTAAATAAATATAAAATGACTTTAAAAATCAATCAAAATTTCAAATCTTTAATTAATTCAATATTAATTAATTCTAATAAATTAGAACATTCTTTTTTTATATTAAATAATAATTTAGTAATAAATAAAAATGACCTAGAACAGGTTGATAAATTATTGACTAGAAATCTTTATAAATATAAAGTTCTACAGTCTTAATACGGACAGTAAATGATAATATATATGAATAAAGAAATTAATAATAATAAATAAATCAAATAAAAAATGGAACAATCTAAATTATCTAAAAAGGAATTAAAAAGGTTATTAACTAAGCAAGGCCTAATACAGTTATTAGAAGACCTAAATAATAACCCAGACCTATACCCAACAGAAGAGGAAGAGGACCAGATAGCTGATTACTATGGAGTCTTAGTAGACGGTGAAGACCATAAGGTATGGCTACAGTTTATAATAAATAACTATGCCTAATACCCCTAAGCCTAAGTAAGCTTTAAAAAGGCTTTATTATCTACAGTCTTAATACGACCTAATAATGATAATATAATTGAATATAAATAATAATAATAATCTAAATATAATAAAGATGAACAAATTTAAAAAAGAAGTAGTAGTTGAAGTAGTTGAAGTAGTAAAAACTAACAAAGAATTATTAGTAGAAGCAATTGCAAAATTAAGTCCTGAAGACTTAGCTTTAATATATCCGCCAATTGAACGAGCTAACTTTGTAGTAAGAAAAAGTTGGTTTGGCCGTAATCAAGTTATAAGCTTTGTTAATAACAAAAATAAAAAGATAACTTACAATCATGATGAAGTATTAAAAGTAATGCTACCTAAACTATCTATAATGCCATGTTGGATTAAAAGAGAATACTGGTCGCAATCTACTGATATGCCAAGTAATGTTAGACACTTAGCTAAAGTTGAATTGTTAGAAGTAGTTGAGGTTGTATAAGCCTCTTCTATTGTCTAAAATAGTGTGACGTTAGCCTACTATTATTAGTTTAATAGCCTAGTGTCACACTTTTACAAAGTAACTAAAATGTAGTATAATTTAACGATGCATAGTGTGTGGAAACTACCAATAAATGTGTGACGTTAGCCTACTACTTATACCTTAATAGCCTAGTGTCACACATTTACAATACATAGACATCGATCTCTACATACAGCGGCAAATAAGGCTACTCCAGTCTCCGGTCCTAATCTGTATATATGTTTTCGAGCAAGCTCTTCTGAGTATATAACCTCAACACGTTGTAATTATCACGGGTCTTTACCCGACACGTGTATAGCAACGCGTATAGCATCCGCTAAAGCCACTTACAAGCACAATACGGGAGTATATTGATAATATATACGTAGCCTGGCACTGAGATAATGACCGGAAGAGTAGACTCCGTCCTACCTATATCCCAGTATATCGATCTTTACCTGCATTTATACCCTTACAGTCTGAATACGACCTCAATATGATAATATATATGTAACAAAGCAACGATAATTGATGTTGATGTGGTTGAAAAGCCTTGCAAACAAAGGGATTCTTGGTTATACCATTATCTCTTTAAATTCGATTAAACGAGTAACAACCTTCTTACAATAACAATACGATGTAAGAATGATAATATAAGTGTAACAAAAACAAACTAAAACAAATAAATATGAGACGTTATTCAAGTGCAATTAGAGTGGTATTATTAACCATCAAAAAAGAGTTCTTAATTCAAGCGAAATATGCGGCTATGGCCTTAAGAAGCTAGTATAAACAAATAAAAAATAGATAAATTATGGAAAGTGATTGTTGTGGAGCGTACTCAAGTTGCTCAGAAGATATAGATATATGTCCAGATTGTGGTGAACATGCAGATTGGAATGAATGTGAAGATGAATATTAAATAAAGTAAATTATGATAGGAGATTTTGAAATAGTAGAGTATACAAATCCGTATTATCCGGATGTAGTAATGTATAAAGTTTTAATTAACAATAGAGAATTTCACACCGATGATTATGGTAGATTGATCGATTGGGCAATAGAAGTATTAGCAGATGAACCTAATCAAATTGAACGTCAAGCAATCACAGATAAAGCGGTTGAGTCATTCTTTAAAGATAGTAATACAAGTAAAGATTAAATAAAAAGTCAGGTGGGTGTAATGAGGAAAGGTTCCAAGCCCTTTAAATAGGTTATCTAATCCGTCTAGAACGGTATCCGGTTCGAGTCCGGCCCTGACTACAAAGTGTTTACAATCAAGACACGATAAAGAATTGATAATATAAATGTAACAAATAAATAATTAACTATGAAGAATATTAAATTTCTAAAAAACAATTTTATTAAAGTGAACGGTGTGCTATACACGCCTTATACCGTCGGCGAATTACCAAGTACTTTTGGTTTCATTTACAATGCGGATAAAGACCAAACCGGCACTGCCCAATGGTTCAATTTTAAAGGTTTAACTTATATAATTAAACAATAATGAAAAGATATAAAGTAAGAATAATAGAGACTAGAGTGGATGAATATATAGATGGATGGTTAACCGTTTATGAAAAACATTACTTAATAATAACAGAAAATGATAAAGCAAATTATTATCCAAAATCTAAAGTTATAATTAACGAAATATAAAATAATATGATAGTAATAGCGACAAACATGAAAGAGGCATGTCAATACCTCGAAGAAAAGAAAGCTCGT